AACTGTGACTACGGGTGTTCCTGCAAATATTTACGCCACGATTAACGGTGACGGTACAAACCAGACTTTGATGGCGTTGTGGACTGTACCCGCAGGCTATACGGGTTATCTGATGCAGTACGACGTTTCCAACGGTACGACATCTAATACTCCTGCCGTGTGTAAAATGACATTGGTAGCTAGACCTTATGGAGAGGTGTTTCAAAGTAAAGATGTAAAGTCTCTTACCACGGGGATGCACATCGAAAACACCTTAATTGTTCCGGTAAAATTTGCAGAAAAAACGGACATAGAAGTACGGGCGGTGTCGTCTTCAGCAAGTGTTGTATTTGACATATCTGCGGCTTTTGAGATCATCTACATTAAAAATGGGGATGCCCTTTAATGGCTGCCAAAAAGGAGAAACCCATACGTCGTACCACCTCTGGCAAAGGGGCTAATTACCGAAAGACGAAGTCTGGCGCGGGTATGACGGAAAAGGGGGTAAAGGAGTATCGCAAGAAAAACCCGGGTTCAAAATTACAGACGGCTGTTACGGGTAAGGTTAAAAAAGGTAGCAAGGACGCGAAGCGTCGTAAATCGTACTGCGCACGTTCTGCGGGACAGATGAAAAAGTTTCCAAAAGCGGCGAAAGACCCTAATTCACGCCTAAGACAAGCAAGGAAAAGATGGAAGTGCTGATGGCCGATAAAAGTGTTCACGATTTGGAGTTGGAATTAGTAAAGTTTCAGACTCAACAGGATCATCTTGTGAAAAGCGTTGATACGCTTCAAAAAGACATGAAAGAAGTAAAAGTTACTTTGTTTCAAGCAAAGTGGATGATTGTGGGTGCTTTGGTCGTAGCTGGTTTGATGAATAGTGAAACTTTAATGCAAGCAATTATAGGGTTGGCAAGATAATGGCTTATTCCCGCAAAGGTAAAGGCGCGTCCAAGAAAAGTAAGGGCAGCAAGATTTGTCCCGCCGGGAAAGCTTGGGCCGAGCGTACCTTTGACACGTATCCGTCTGCTTATGCCAACATGGCGGCCTCTAAATACTGCAAGGACCCTAACTACGCGAAGGGTGCAAAGGGGAAGAAAAGTGGGCGAGCTTAAAAAATGGCGGGACCAAGACTGGGTAAGGATAGGAACCGATGGTAAAATTAAAGGTAAGTGCGGCACTTCAAAGGATAAAAAGAATCCTGACAGATGCCTTCCAAGGTCTAAAGCGAGTAGTCTTTCCAAGTCCGAAAGAGCTGCCACAGCCCGTAAAAAGAAGCGCGAAGGCGCAAAAGGCAAAACCTTCGTCAAAAACACCAAAGCCGCGGAAGTCCAATTCAAAGCCCTCGGCGGCGCAATCGAAAAGCAAAAAGCCAAGAGGCCGACCCCGAAAGCAAACGCCCAAGGGGTCGTAGCAAGAGGTTGCGGCAAGGTTTTGTCAGGTCGGCGTAAGCGTACAAAGGGTTCTGTAAGCTAATGAGTGTAGTTGCGTATAAACCAGACTTAGAGAAAGACATATACGCAGAAATTCTTGCGTGGTCTGAGCATACTTTACAAAAACCCAATCCGTATTTTAACAATTTACCACCGTGTCCCTACGCCAAAAAAGCGTGGGCCGAGGGCAGTGTTGCGGTTTTGTACAAGTATGAAAACAACTTTCAGACCGTGTACAGCACGGTTTCGCAGTTTGATGATGCCTTTGATCTCGTTATTGTGGTTGATTTAGCTTACAAAAAAGACCCTGATGCGTTTCACGATTACCTTGAGCAGATGAATGAGGCTATATCTCGTGGGTTCTTTATTGATCGCGACGTTTGGCTCATGGGCTTTCATCCTCACGACGATGAGAACGATTATTTGGACGAAGCGACTTTTGAGCAGCTTGTTTCGGACGAGTATGCTATGATTTTCATACAACGGTTGTCTAAGGTGTATAAGTCTTCGCATCAACTCAAAGCCTTGGGATATTACGAAGAATATGCTAAAGATTATGATGTAGAGACAATCTTCGCACAACGCGAAACGCTATATAGGAGACTGATCGATGGCGATGAAACCTAAGAAAAAGATGCGTGGCGGGGCCATGAAGAAAATGCGCGGTGGCGGCATGGTTAAAAAGATGCGCGGCGGCGGTATGTTGAAGAAGATGCGTTCTGGTGGCGCGGTAAAGAAAAAGAAGTAAGCGATGACAACTTCTGGAAGCAAAGATTTTGAACTTGATGTAGCGGAGTACATTGAAGAGGCTTTTGAGCGTTGTGGCTTGGAAGTTCGTACAGGGTATGACCTGAAGACTGCAAAGCGTTCAATGAATCTGATGCTTGCAGAATGGGCCAACCGAGGACTTAATCAGTGGACGATCAAGCAGCGAACTGTCACTCTTACTCAGGGTGACGGTGACTACGACGTTGGCGCAGACGTAATTGACATCCTATCTGTCGTTGTTCGTAGAAGTAATACGGATTATGCGCTGGATCGGATCAGTCGGGATTCGTACTTGTCTATACCAAACAAAACCACGCAGGGTCGCCCCTCGCAGTTTTTCTTGGATCGTCAAGTCACGCCAAATCTTAAAGTATGGCCTGTGCCAGAAAACGATACGGACGTGATCTACTACGATGCTTTGACTCGTATGGACGACGCGGACGCACAGACCAATACGTTGGATATGCCCTTTAGGTTTTACCCGTGCTTGGCGGCAGGATTGGCTTATTACATTGCTATGAAACGTGCGCCGCAACGCATACAGCTTTTGAAGGCTGTGTATGAAGAAGAGTTTGAACGTGCGATGGCGGAAGACCGTGATCGTGCATCCTTTAACGTCGTACCACAATACGAATACTTTAGGACAACCTGATGCCAAAGTTTGCAACTGGTAAACACGCTTTTGCGATTTCTGACCGTTCCGGTTTTCGGTATCGGTATAAAGACATGCGTAAAGAGTGGACCGGGGCTTTAGTTGGGCGTGATGAATACGAGCCAAAGCAGCCTCAGTTGGGGCCGTTTCGTAAGGTTATAGACGCGCAGGCTTTGAAGGATGCTAGACCGGATGTTAAAGCCACGATGACCGTTTATGTAGGTATTCCGTTGGTAGAAGCTCCAAATTTAAGACCACCGCAAGGCTTTGGCCAAGTAGGTGGAGTTACGGTGGTGACATCATGAGTTTTACATATGCCCAGTTAAAGCAAGCGATACAGGATTATACTGAAAACGACGAAACAACGTTTGTTAATAACCTGCCCCTATTTATTCGCTTGTCTGAAGAGCGCATTTTAAAGAATGTGCAGTTAAGTTTGTTTAGAAAAAACGCTTCTGCGGCAGCAACTGCTGGAAATAAGTATTTGTCCTGTCCTTCTGATTTTCTAGCACCTTTTTCGTTAAGTTTAGCAGGCACTGATGGCGACAAATTTTTTGTAGAATTTAAGGACCCAAGCTTTTTACAAAGCTATACGCCAGATTCTACCACAACGGGTGCGCCGCGTTACTATTCCCAGTTTGATGTTGACAACTTCTTTTTAGCACCAACGCCTGATACAGCTTATGATGTTGAGCTTCACTATTTTTACAGACCTGCAAGTTTAACGGCAGGTTCAGAGAGTGGGACAACTTGGTTAAGTGAAAACGCGGAGTTGACACTGTTATATGGTGCATTAGTCGAAGCTTACCTGTTTATGAAGGGTGAACAGGACATGATGCAGTATTATGATAAGCGTTTTCAAGAAAGTATGATACCGTTGAAGATGCTAGGCGAAGCGAAAGAAACAACGGATGAATACCGCACTGGTAAAGTCATAAGGGCGAAACAATAATGTTTGAGTTTAAACTAGACGTGCCAAAAGATGTTTCTGTAGTTGATATAAAAACTACGGATGGTCGCGGCTTTACCCCAGAAGAATTAGCAGAACAATGCGTACAGCGCATCGTATCGGTTTCCGACAATGCTCATCCGGGCATAAGGGACCAAGCTCGTGCTTTTTCAAAGCACATTGAAATGCTTGTTGCAAATTATATGCGGCAGGCTATTCGCAGTGACCGCACAACAGTGTATAATGCACTTAAAGACGCGGGACATCCCGAACTGGCTGAACTCATAAGGAGACTTTAACTATGGCCTTTACTGGAAACTTCATGTGTACTTCGTTTAAGCAGCAACTGCTTACAGCGGATCACGACTTTACAGCGTCAACTGGACACACTTTCAAGTTGGCTCTTTACGACAACAATGCTTCTTTTGATGCGTCTACTACTGACTATACTGCAACAAATGAAGTTAGTAACTCTGGTTCGTATGCAGCGGGTGGTGGCACCTTGACGAATGTCACACCAACAACTTCTGGAACAACAGCGTTCACAGACTTTGCGGACATTACGTTTACGTCCGCTACCATCACGGCTCGTGGTGCGTTGATTTATAACACAACCACTGGCGGTGGATCAGGCACAACTGATACAGTTGTTGTACTAGACTTTGGTTCTGACAAAACTTCTACAGCAGGGGACTTCCAAATTAGTTTCCCAACGGCGGATGCATCTAACGCTATCATTCGCATCGCCTAACTGTAGTTATTAGGAGATTGTTGCGATGGCTTTAGT